ATATAATAGTAGATTCGAGATAATTATTATTAGGATCTTCTTTCACGTTCACTGTTTGTAATTCTACTCTTGGTTCATAGTTTTTAATAACTTCACCAATAGCATTTTCCATCATCTGCTTAGTGGCAGGTGTGAATAATTCGAACAAAAGATAACGGAGAGAACTTCCGATGTCGGGTTTAAATGGTCTTTCATAAAAATTAGTCAATACCAAAGATTTTACAGACTGCTTAATTGCGTCAGAATCTACTTTGCGCTGTATATTACCCGTGATTGGGTGCGCAACGAATCCTATTCCTATGTCGCTGTAAAATGCTGCCTTTGGTTCAGCCATTTAACTTATCCCTAAGAACATTTAAAAGTTCTTCTTTAATGTGCTCTTCATACAAAGGAGAACCCTTAACAATCTTAATCAGCATTTGAATTTGTTCTTGCGTCATTATTGTTTAGTTCTCGTTTTTAATATTTTGTATTTCTGATCTACGTTCTTTACAAAGTTTAGCGATCTCAGCAAGTGCTTTTCTAGCACGTGTACCTGCCGATTTGTTACCGCTCGCGAACTTTTCGCTTTCAAAAACATATGTTTCAAATAAATTTACTAAAGAATCATGAATATTCATAAAAAACTCCTTGACTTCAACTCAAAAATGTATTATAATTAAGTTGCCGATATTGATAATAATAATCTATTTATACTAACCACCAGCAAAAACATTTGGTGATCCTGCTGCAACTGAAGTGCATGCAGTAATACCATCGCCAACTCTACCAGCACCCTTTCCATTTACAAATACCGTAGAAGAACCAGATGCTATCGATGCCGTATGTGCAGGGCATGGACTTCCTGGTAGTAGATGCGTAGTGTTATTATCACCTTGTCTACTCCACTTAATACCATTCACGTAAACGTTCGGTGAACCTTGCGCTCTAGTCATAGCAGAGCAATGAGGTACGTCGGCGTCTCCAATTCTTGTTGCTGCTGGCATTACATCTTCTCCCTTCTCATTAATTCTTTTAACTTATCATTAAAAGTTTCAATCTCCGCATGTTGTTCCGGAGTATGGGGTTCGGGTGGATAGTTCGGTGAGAAACTAATCAAGTTATCGAACCCCTCTGGTATATCATTATAATCACTATATTCCATCAACTTACCGTTTTTAAGTATGATGAATGTGCCTTTCATTAGTTTAGATCAATCCTTAGTGCGTCTACGTCGTAGTTGCGTGTAATCTTAAGTTTGGAATATCCCGCAACAGTTTCAGATTTAATACCACCATAGATATGAGTAACTGCTCCAGCAACGTTCTCGTTCTCAAGACCAAGAATAGTTTTACTTCTAAATCCAGTAACCAACGTTGTATGGTAATCAGCGATAGGGTTCGTTCCATAAACCTCAGAAACATTACCCTTTATCACCTCTGTCTTATTCCCATCAACCTGTATATCCCAGTTGCCTTTAATATAAGTGGTGCAGTTGTTGTCTATGGTTAGATTACAATTGCCCTTTATATTAACGTCATTATCCTTAGCAACAATCATGTAGTTATTTGCTACGATGCGTGTTACTTTACCCCCATCAGGTTGTACTTCGTAAAACGTACCGCTCTTATGATACTCATGAATACGTTCCTTACCCGCAGTATCATCAAACTCTACGATATGCCCCGACTCGGTTTCCTTTACGTGATTGTAAGGATACGTTGCTGCGTAGGCATATGCTGGTTCATCCCACTTGTCAGTTGCCTCATTGGCGACAGAAACTTGTTTGGTTCTACCGCTCTCTTTTGTTTGTATAACTGCGTGAGGTTTTTCTGAGTCGTTTCTTGATAGTCGGTTTACATCAGGTTCATTTAGAAAATCCTTCATAGGGTATTTTCCATTAGGATCGTAAAATCCCTGTTCCTTGTTGGGTTCTTCCGAAGGTATAGTCGCAAGTGTTCCCATGATGACAGGTTCCTGGGCACGGTCTCCATCTAAAAAGAAACCAACTACCCAAGTGCCTTCAATCAAACCTGTTGGTGATGTGCCGATGTTGTTAGTTTGCGCTGAGTTAATGCTATTCATTGGCATCGCCCAAGGCAGTTTATCCGTAGGGATTTCTACCTTGCTTTCGTTATGCCAACCGAAACATCTTACTCTTACACGACCAAGTTTAATTGGATCGTTTCGATCTTCAACAACTCCAACAAACCACGTAAATCCATTTCTACCAATAAAATTACGCATTACTCTTCTTCAGTTTCTTCCTCTTCCTGAGCAGGAACCATGTTTTCTGGTTCTACTATTTCTTGAAGGAAACTAGACCTTTTGGTGCGTGCCTTTGGTGCAGGGGCAGGTTTTAATTGCTCGAGCATATCTTTTTCTCTTTTAGATCCTGGTAATGGCATATACTTCTCCTTTAGTTTTCTCGAATACCATCTCGTGTGCATTCAATTACTGTTACATATTCAGAACCACTGGTTGCCCCAGTAATTTTTTGTCGAACTTTAGTTATTAAATAATTTCCACTTAAATATTTATCATACAATTCTAGACTCACTTCGTTGTTAATACTTGCATAAAATAACAACTCAATAATTTGTCCAACCTTTATTTTATCGTTGCCAGGAACAGTAACTTCCATTACAAGATTAAATAAATGTTTTTGATATCCTTTTCTTATCGCTTGTACTTGATTTATCTTTTTTGGTAAATGCTTTTCTTTTTCTAAAGTTTTATCGCTGTCATGACCCTTTCGAGTTGTTGTTAATATTACTACTGGATCGCTCAGTTCATCAGCGGATAAACCTTGTATTTTATTTTCTATCTTAGCAAACCTATCCCCATAAGTATCGTAATTATAAACAACCTCTTTTTTGTTTCTTCGTAGGATATCTAAATTAATAGTCTTTTGTTTTAACAACCCTGAATTAGAATTTTGTATGACGTTTGATTGTTTAACTAGATTGTATGCTAATATCTTAAAGGTGTCATCAAAGTTAGGAAGGTTATTGGTTTGTTCTGTAGGAACATCTGTTAAAGATGGTAGATGATGATAAGTTGCGACAGGAGACTGCGTTACTAAATTATACAGATTCCTAAAATTAAATCCATCTGCATCTTCATAAAAAGTGTAATACGGAATATGTTCAGCAGAATCTGCTTCCATAGATAAAAAATCTATTGCGTCATCAACTGACATATTAGGAACTATAATTTGATGTTCTCCTTGGGTGTCATCAAAAGTTCCTGTTTTACTTTTTGTATATCCAAAAATTTTACTTGCATCAGAATAAAAAGACTTAGCACCCGAGTTATATAAAAACTCATTGTTAATTCTTTTAATCATATTTGATATAGTGCTCGGTCCGAAAGAACGACTTATCTTTCTGGGGTTTGCCAAATAACTTTCAACGCTGATACAATTCATAATATACATTTCTCTAAACTCAGAAATGCGTTGCCTGTCAGATATTTCGTAAACATAAAAAACATGGCGAACAAATTCAGAATCTGTGTTCGGACCAACGGAATTTCTAAATGATATTTCAACAACCTCTGTCCCTAAAGAACCACTACCAAATAAAGAAACACTATCATCCATTACAAAATCTGCTTCAATATAATGCTTAAACAAATCTTGATATATGTTTGCTTCTCTTACAAGTGCAGAAATATCAACTGTAGTACCGTCTGTTAATATCAGCGTAGCAGATTCGACTTCAATGTCGCCTGCGTGTTTATAACCTTCAGATGCCACTTACACACCAACCTTAAGAATATTTTTAACTTGTTTTCTTACGCTAGATAAATATCTTTCGTTTAAAATTTTAATTCTACGTTTTTCCTCGTTCTTTTCTACTTCCCAATCATACTTTGTGTATAGTTCCCTTGATGATTCGGACAAAGAACTATAAGTAGTCGAGTCGACAACAACAGTTCTTTTAGGGACAATTGATCCGTCATACCTAACTGATTTGTTTGTAAGTATTTTGCGGTATTCATGGGTTGTTGCTTTTGCTGCAGGAATGCTTCCATACTTACCTTTTATATATTGCTCAAAATCATAATTAAAAATGGGCCATCCAAATACTGGATCAACGATTTCATTAAACATTAATATTAACCAAGCATATCCTGAATCGTTATAAAATTTATCAGCGATTGTATCAGGTCTTTCCCCTGCTTGAATCTCATAATCGTAGTATACTCGAGTATCTGTGAGCACCGTAGATTTAATTTTAAATCTGCGGATAATATTAGTCAGTTCAACAGTTTGTCCGATGTTAGTTAAATCATGCGGAGTAGTTGGAAAATAAGAAAAGTAATTTGACATTTGTTATTATCCTCGATTCCATGGTCTTACTGGAGTTGGAGTTGTAGTTTCTCTTGGTTGGTCAGTGCTTACTGACGGTTTTCCAGTAAAATCTCTAGCAGGGTATTTTCCTTTAGAAACTTCATAATCTTCAGCATAAT